TCTATAACTAAGGCCAGTGATAAACTGACACCCAGTTATAAAGAAGAAATCAAGTCCTTTTGGAAAACTTTACGATACACAAAATGTGACCAGGTACCGAAAGGAGTTAGGTGGACCGATTGGCATCTGTCTTCCAAACAAGGACCAAATGGTTTCGTACTACACTCGCTTTTTCGAGATTTTAACTCGATAGACGAGGTGACTAGGCAGCATTTGGAGAACCTTGGAGGAGAGAGATTTAAGGAGTGTATGCAAACGCTTACACAACTTAAACCTTTCTTCTCGGAGACAAATATTCCTACTGATCCAGGTATACTCAGAAAAATTATCCATTTTTCTGACTTAGAGGGTAAGACAAGAGTTGTAGCGATACTTGATTATTTTTCACAATCAGTATTGCGACCGCTTCATCATTACCTCTTTAAGATCTTACGACGTATACCCCAGGACTTCACTTTCGACCAGGGAGGGTTCAAAGATCACATTAAGGATTGGGATCAGTTCTACAGTTGTGATTTAACAACTGCGACCGACCGATTTCCTCTTAAGGTGATCTCTGAGCTTCTTCAGGGTATTCTTCCAAAGAGTTATGTCGATTCATGGGAATACATCATGGTAAGTCTCCCATTCAGATCACCCGAGGGTGAGGACTTGTCCTACGCTCGAGGGAATCCAATGGGAGCTTACTCATCCTGGTCTTCTTTTACAGTAGCCCATCATTTTGTGATGTTCTATTGTTCAAGGAAACTAGGGCTAGATTGGCGTACTGCAAAGTACGCCATTCTAGGTGATGACATTCTCGTGGGCGACACAGCTCTTTACCGAGAGTACCGTAAGGTACTTTCGGACCTTGATGTACCTGTCTCTGAAGCAAAGACCCATGAGAGTAAAATCTTATGTGAATTTGCCAAGAGATGGATATATCGAGGGGAAGAAATATCACCGTTCCCCATCCCAGCAATGGGAGAGGCTAGGAATTATGCATTCCTATCCTCCCTCCTTGTTGCGGAAAAGGTTCGGGGACATGACTGTGACGTTCCTTCTGCCACCCGAGTATGGTTTGATCTAAAATATAGGGGTCCAGGCTTCAGACTATGTACTAGGCCAAGATCTGGCTTTTTCACAGACCTCTACCTGAAATCCTATATTTCAGAGCAACTCATACTCACTTTCCGTAAACAGCAAACCTGGTCTGACCTATTCAAGGCCATTCATTTTCGGGTACACGCAAGATGCGTGGAACCTTACATGGATGAAGCTTGGATAGAATCATTCTGGGTAAACTATTTACGGTCGGAGTGGTTAAATCAAAAGGACCTCAAAACTCTTTTATCACTATCTGATCCAGAAGTTTACACCTCTGAACCAGATGACACTTATCAAGGATTGAGACCCCTTGATGAGTGTGAAGTGGTAAAAAGAAAGATGATGTTCAATTGTTTAACCATGGGTGGAAGAGGGTTAGTAGATATGATGCAAGTCCCCTGGGTACAGTTGGCAGATCAGATAACAGCCCGGAATGACGAGGAAGTTGAGGATCTCATGTTTCGACTTCTGACTCAAGATTTCTCAAGTCTTGAGGGATGGGAAACCATCCGAGGACTAGTCCTCCCAGATGTCGCTACCACGTTTCGTGGTAGAAAATATGAGATTCAAAACTTACTGTCAGGCCGATTGTCGTCTGATCTGTTGGCTGTATTCAGGAGGGGAAAAGTTGTCGAACCATATTTCCATAAATTTGGTCATATGGACCTTAACGACCTACTTGACGGTAAAGTCAAGGAGAGCGGTAAGGTTGACATCTTTTCCTGTTTACTTAACATTACATCCTGG